TAATGCTCTATCTGATGATTCACTTAAGGGTGGGTTTGATAATTTTAATGAGTTTGTTGGTAATGGTAGGTTCAGAAATACAGGACTTAAAGCTCTTGCGGATGTAGATGCAACTAATTTAGCTGCAGTCGTAGATTCATTACAGCGTTTAAACTTAGCGTCAGGCCTAGATGCTAATTTCCAAATTGGCGGCGATCAGGTTAATCCAGGAGCTATTGATAACACACAGCCAGGCGGTTCAACTATTGTTGCGCCTACACTTAATAATGTAGACAATAGTCAGAGTGTTGTTGCTCCTACAAATGTAACCAGAAACAACAATCAGTTCTTTTCAGTTCCTGTTAAGACACACATATCGATCTAAACAAGAATAATTCTTATTAAGGAAACACGAGATGAAATGGTTATTAACATTGATTCTCTTTATTTCTGCAGCTGGAAGTTGTGACAGTGTGGAAGCAGAAACACTAGACGACTGGCACCCCACAAACAAAAGATTATTCTATTCTTACGCAGCTCTAAACACAATGGATGTTCTCCAGACATTCGACCTTATTGACTGTCAGAAACACATTGATTGCACCTATTGGGAAACAAACAGTCTTGTAGGAACTCATCCTTCTAAGGGAGAAATTCTTTTAATTAAAAGTCTTTCTATGGCTGGAACATATTATCTTCTTAGGAGTGCTAATGAAAGAGAGAGGTTCGTTGCATTATCTGTTATTAATATAATGATGTTTAAGACAGTTTCAAGCAATCATTCGATTGGATTAAGGTTTCACTTTTCCTTCTAACAAAAAAAAAGAGCCTGTTAAGGCTCTCTCTAGTCACTCAATTAAAGAACTAATCAGTCGCTGTATTAGCTACTTCAACTGTCTCTTCTACGTGCGTGTTTGCTTCTTCTACAAAAGTGTTTGCTTCTTCTACAAAAGTGTTCGCTTCTCCAACATGCTCATCTAAAGTCCCGTCTAAGCGGGCTTGGTCTTTCTCTGAGATGGATGGATCTGGCATTTGCTCCCATGCTGTGTTCTCTAATTTAGCGAATCTTGATTCAATAACAGCGATGACATCAGCTTTAGTAGCCGTAATCATGTCTATGAATTCTTGTTTTGGATCGTACATATGATTCTCCTTATTAGTTTTAAATGCTTATCTTATTTAGGCTGAGTGGAGCTCGAGATAGGAGTCGAACCTACGACCTGAGGTTTACAAAACCCCTGCTCTACCAACTGAGCTACTCGAGCAAAAATAGGTGAAGGGCTAACCAAGGCCCTTCGCGTATTGTAAGGTAATAACTCCCTGAGAGAAGAAGCTTATTCAGCTAGCTTCTGAAAGAACGACATAGTGTCGTCATCCTCGTCTGCAGCGCTTGACTGAGGGGAATCAGCAGCGGTAGCAGTTAAGGTTGATGTAGTCGGAGCAGCTCTTACTGGCGCAGACACTTGTGGTGCTGGCGCTTGAGGGGCTGTATCTTCACCCAGTGCTAATACTCTATACAACTTCGCTTTAAGCTCGTCGTATGTTTTAAAAGCTTCTGGTTTGATAAATTCACCTAGTGCGTGTTCTGATTTCCAGACCGCTTCTAGTTTATCTTCATCCTCGAGTAGAGGTGTTGAAGAGTCGAATTCCGACTTATCATAGTTCCTGTAACCTTCAACGTTTCTGATCTTCAGCTTTAAAGCTGCGCCAGTCCATAAATCAAATGGGTTAACAGGACTTTCATCTTCAAATGCTGGGTTCATTGCATCGTTGAGCTTGTCAAAGATCTTTTTACCATATTTGTAGAGAAAGACTTTACCTTCGTTATCAGGATTCGCAGAATCAGCGACAACGTAGATGTTTGAGTAGAAAGAAAGTCGTCTTTTATACTTCCTTACTAAATCTTTATTAGATTCGATTCCACTGTTCCAGAGCATAGTATTATAATCTGATACAGGATCTTTTTGTCCAATAGTGGTGAGTGATGATTCGATATACCATTGTCCGGTAGGGCCTTGGAATCCATGATCCCATACTCTTACGAACGGTACATCCTCTCCATCAGGAGCGGGTAAAAACCTAATAACAGCGTATCCATTCCCTGCTTTATCTACAGTAGGTTTCCAGATTCTTTCATCAGGACCTCTGCGGTTAGCTTGGTTTGGTGTGTTAAGGGTTTGAAGTGCCTCGGTTAATTTAGAGAGCTCTGAGGCGGAGTTCTTCTTTAGTGCTTGAAAGCTTGACATAATGTCTCCTTGCGTATTGCGGTTTATTTGCGGTTTATTCACTTATTTCATAATGTAAAATAATCTAATGTAATCGACTTCATCTTGTCTAACTTAATAGATAAGAATGGTCGGTACTTAGTTATTATAGTATATTTAGCTTGCCAAGTCAAGTCTTTTTTCAATTCTTTTTCCCAGCTAGCTGAATATCCAACGAGCATATCTAATATGATCATTGTCTCAATACATATCTCTTGTCTAAGGTATAGTCGCAATAATAGCGGGTGCCCATACTTCTCGATTTCAAAATTTGTATTAAAGTCTTGATCGAGTCTCGTAAGATCTTGCTTGAAGATATACGATAACGATTCTTGTCTCTTTTTCCAATTGCGATAATTCTCTTCAGCAGAGTCTTCTCTCATATCGCCAATCCAAAATTCACTTCCACTAACCATATTAGCTAATAGAAAGTTTGTTGCATCAGGATGTTTTGCTAACTTATAAAAAAAGTATTTGTCTTTTCTCGTTTCAAAGCTTTGTTCTGATGCTTTTACTCTACCATGATACTTAAAATAGTCATAGTTTGCTCTAGTAAAATGTTGTTTGAGGGCTAAGTATTTTACATAGCATTCAAATGGTGTCATGCCGGATCCGGGTCTAGAGTAGGTACCTCGCATAGTTCCGACCATTGCATTACTTTTGATTTGTGTACTGCCCATATTATAAGTGCTTCCCTACGTCCTTCTGTTATTGGTTCGACACCATGAAACGTATCTGAATCAAATATAATCATGTCACCGGCGTTAAGTTCAACCTTCGAAGGCTTATTATCGCCCTTGTCTATTACGAACCATCCTTTATTATAGTCGCTTTTGTTGTTTAAGGCAACTGATACTGAAATTTCTCTTTGTGGCCGGGTGTTTCTCATAAACGTCTCGTCAGGAGACTCATTACCGTGACTAGAAGTCTTTATGAAGTAGTCTAGTCGGTCAACATGCCAATCAAACTTCCCTTTCTCATGGCCATGATATACATTAACAGACCAAGGCTCCATAAAGTAATACTCATCGTCTATTGGAATAGCATCATGAAGAGCAACTCTTAATTTGTTTTTGAAGTGATCAGGTATGTTTTCTGCTCGCTCTGTGAACATTTGAGCAATACGTGATGTGTCATAACTGTCTTCTGGGTTAGTGCGAGAGATCGAAGCTGCCTTGGTGCTCTCCAATGCTAAGAAGTATTTTCTTAAGTCTTTAACTTCATCATCGCTCCAAAATTTTGGAAACAACTTATACATATTATATCGGTAGCTTAGTTCCTGATGATTTTAACATCTTTAATTCTTCACCCTCAGCAGCCAGCTTGGCTTTGAGTACGTGACTATTCTTGACAAGTGAAGCGACACTCTCTACTTCTACATTATGTTTGTCAGCAAAGTAAATTATTGCATCCATGTATGTTGTATTAAGTGTCTTCACCATTGTTTCAATCTGTATAGAAAACTCTTTCACAGTCATGATCTTTTCATCTATCTGTTTCTGAACTTCCTTCTTTGCTGCAGCGATCATATTGATTCTAACCTCACCATGAGCCTTTCAGCTCTCTTAGTTACTTGTCTATACCATTTACTATCTCTGCCTTCAACAGCAGCTGTTTTCCAATCACCACTTTGCAATGCTGCAACGTGCTTCCTAAAACCAGTTAGTCTAGTACGACCCATATTAAACATCATATTGGCAATTACTTGCTTAGCTTCTTCAGGATAACCATCCCAGCCTTGATGTAGTATTTTACAATCTGACAATACGCTTTGCACGTCGTGTTCAAATAATGCAACGCATCGATCTTCAGTAATGGGACTACCTACTGCCTTTCCTGACTCTTCATCTGAGCCTAAGATTAGATG